ACAAATATTTAATAAAAAATTATAGATGTAATCAAGGAATAGTATCATTATCAAATGCGATAATAAGTTTTAATACAGATAAAATAGATAAACAAATTTTAGCTGGGAATGATCAGAAAACAATAAAACCAAAAGTAAGATTTTTTCAAAATGATCAAAAAGAAAAAGAATATATCTTAGAATATATTAAAAAAATTTATGAAAATTCTAATAATTCTAATAATTCCAATCATTATAATAGCCCATCTATTGCTATTCTTAGTCGTACAAATAAAAAATTATATAAAATTGAAAATTTTCTTGCCCTAAATTCTATTCAAACACAAATATTAGATGCTGAAATCAAAAAAAATAATTTAGATATTGATATAAATTCAAATATTTTTTTATCAACAATACACGGTTCCAAAGGATTGGAATTTGATTATGTAATTATTATTAATTGTATTGATGGATCTTTCCCAATTATTGGAGCTGATTTACAAGAAGAAAGAAGATTATTTTATGTTGCATGTACTCGTGCAAAAAAAGAATTATTGATAACATCATTATGGTTTGATAAATTCAAACCATCGAGATTTATTTATGAATTATATAATTTAGATTCGACAATAGCAGATTTTGTATCATTTAATTGGACAGAATCGACATATGAAAATTTAATGTCAAATCGTACAAATAAAATATCAGAAATGTTATCAAATTTATCAATAGAAACTTATTTGGATCTAAAGAGCAATAATATTTTACCACCTGATGAATATTTAAATTTTAATTTAATAAATATCCATAAATCAATTAATCCAATAGACATTATAAATTATGCGAATATTACTGATTTAAATGTTGTTTTTTCTCATATGATGAATTTACAATTAGAAAAAATGATATTACAATTAGTAAATTCAAATGATCATATATTTTTATTATATGCGAAGAATGATCACATATTTAAAAATAATCGACATTCATTAAAATATGCAATAAAAGAATATTTTGATAATAATGATGATTCACAATTAATAAAACATATTGAATATTTTAAAAAATCCAAATCTGAATTTATTATCAAATTGTGTAAAAAAAATCTACAAAATATTTTTAATCTTCTTTCAGAACCTGAATTACAAACTATTGATTATAATAATATTACAAAAAATAATAAAAGTGCCCTTTATGTCTCTTATAATAAATTCCAAAATCAAAATATGAAAGCATTAGATATAATAGATGATATTTTAAATTTAAGTATATGTAATGAACTAATCAAAGGAAGATTTTCTTTACAACTCTTGATTAATAATATAGAATATATTAATAAGATTGAACTAATAGAGTTTTTGATAAATATATATGAATGGTTAAAATCTAATATAGAATTAGCAGAATATATTGATTATAATTATGACATAATTATCAATAAATTTATAATTGGTAAAATTAATCTTATTTTAGATAATCGTATGATCATTATTGAATCAAAAATAACACAAAAACCTTCAATTAATGATTTTATTAAATATTTACTGTTTTGGTCAAAATATAATCTTGATAATATAGATAATATTGAACAAAATACTAAATTAACTATAATCCAATATTATAATCCTATTACTGGTAAAATATTTGAATGGGATATGAGTGATTTTATATTAAATTCAGATAATAAATATGATCTTATATATACTTATTTTTTAAATATGTCAATACAAACTAAATCAAAACTAAATCAAAACTAAATCAAAACTAAATCAAAACTAAATCAAAACTAAATCAAATTTTTTATATACACGTAATTAAATTATTTGCATATATTTCTAAGATATGTGAATGCCGTTTATGAATTTGATTAAGATTAGATTGGCTATTAATTAATTTATAATATTTATCAAAAATATTATTTAGTAATTTACGTTGATAATATGCAAACCATATTAAATTTATCAAAATATTATTATTTTTCTCTTTTGCATATGAAATAATTTTAGGAATTTCTCTAGTATAATCTATCAAACAGTTACATTCATAACATTTTGTTAGTTTAAAATCATCGTAATTTGTTTCTAAATTTCGCACAATTAAATTCTCAATATTTTTATATTTACTTGTAATGTCACATACATGTTGTTTTAAACAATCTGGTAAATTCTCTTCTTCTGTATTTATTTTTTTAATCTCATTTAATTGTTCGTTAGTTAATTCCTCACACCCATTTGCTATCAATAGATTATATAAACGTTTATAATAAGCATCATTTGGATTTTCACAATGACGAATAAGATGATATAAAATATTATGTGAAGAATTTTTAGGATTAGTTAACTTAATTATAATATTGATTTGTTTTTTTGAAAATATAGAATCAACAGTATTATCAGAAAATACTTTTTGAAAAAAAGCATAAACTTTTGGTCTAATATTTTGATATTTTTTAAATTTAGTAGAAATAAACCATGCAAACCAATGAAATACACTATAACCTTCTTCATTTAATTCAAGCCATTTATCAAAAGGAATTATTAAATTATCCATCTTATTATAAACATCAGGCATTGAAAATGAATTAAATATAATATTATTGATTTTATTAAATATATCAATTTTTGAAATTATTTCTAGAGACTTTTTCTTTTGATAACATTTTTGACAATACTTAATATTTAGATAATCTAAATTATCTAAATTATCTAAATTATCTAAATTATCTAAATTATCTAAATTATCTAAATTATCTAAATTATTGATATTTTTTAAATTATCTAAATTATCTAAATTATCTAAATTATGTTCTGGAGTTAATACATTTTTTTTTGACAAATTATCAATATATTCAGATAGTTTATTTTTTTTTATTGTTACAGTTTTTGTTTCTTTAACGGTTTCTTTTAAAACGTCATAAACGAGAGCTTTTGTCATTTTATTCTATTTATTAAAGACTATTTATTACATACATATACTTACTATAAGTTTCAATTTTTTATGAATAAAATATAATATAATATATAAAAATGGATACAAGTATTTTATTCAATAAAATAACAAATTATAATGGTTTAATATTTTTTTTGGAGTATTTAAATGAATTATCACCACAAAATAATTCATCTTCCAAATTAAATCCCAATGATCTTATTCTATTTGATAATTTTCTTACTTATTTTATTTTTGATGCACAACAAAATATATTAGTTGATAATAATCAAACTCTAATCAATAAATCAATAGATGAAATGAAATATATATTAAATAGTAAATATCAAGAAAGCATCTATAATATAATGATATCATATAAAATATGTATTGATGATATTTATGATAAATTTAATCTTTATTGTAATTATGATTATAGTATACTGTTTGAAACAGATATCTATATTAGTATAAATACCTTACTTACAAATAATGAATTTAAAAAATATGATAATTCATTTAATTCAAATATCTTAAAAAATAATATTAAATTATTTATTGATAATTATATCTTAAATAATGATCTAATTAATTTATTTAAAACTTCTGAGATAAATGGATTAAATGATTGTATAGGTGATATTTTTCAATTAATTGATGAAATTTATACTAAAATACAAATTAATAGTTTTTTACATGATGAAATTGGAAATAATATTGAAACAATATTTAATGATAGTGTAGATAAAAAGAAAATTAGTTTAAAATTTTATGATTATATAATGCCATTAAAAAATAAAATTTTAATACAAATTATTACTTTTCTAAAACAAAAACAATCTGCATTAAATATATGTATAAAACAGATTAATAATATTAAAACTGAATTTTTTAATCAAATAATGAATATTATTAAATTCAATACTAAATATGAATTCATTAAATATTATTTGAAAACATATTCTGATTCAATTAATAAATTAATTGATAATCTTATATCAAATATAACATTTTATGATAATTTATATGATAAAATTATCAATATAAAAAAAGATATAGAATCTTTTCACAAAAAATTTTGTGAAAATATTAAAATTAATCATATTGATACATTAAAAGTTAGCTTAGAAAATAATACTTTAGCTTTAATTTCACAATATGAACAATATGATATGATATCAAAAACTAATTTTAATACTTTTCAAACAGAAATTACAGAAATTATTAATAATCATATTACACAAATAAAAAATTTTTTCGAATATGATATATTTATTTATTTTTTAAGAGACAATAATATTATTAAAAATATATATTTTCGTTTAGAATCTAGTGAGTATAATTTTATTAAATCAATTCAAAAAATATATCAGTTTGATTCTAATTCTTCTGATCCTTCTGATCCTTCTGATCCTTCTGATCCTTCTGATCCTTCATTAATTATTAAGACAGAAATTATTAATATTTTTACAGATGAATATAATAGCTATAAAGAAAATATCAATAATAAAATAGATGATTTAACTAATAATATATTATTAGAAATAAAGACATTATTAGAAATAAAAACATTGAGTTTTGAAAAAATTACCAATTCAGTTAATGATATTATTAAAAATTTTATTAAAAATTTAAAATCGAATATAAATGAGTTTTCAATAATATTAAAAAATAATTTATCTAAAAAATTTCAAAAATATCTATCAGAATTAGTTAAAAAATATACACAAAAATTAAATAATATTTCATATGATAATATAAAATTAATTTATGATCAGATGATTTTATATCAAACGATATCAGATAATTTTTTTAATATCATACACTTTAATTGTGAAGAATCAGATTATTTAAATTTAGAATTTATTAGTAATAATTGTAATAAACTTAAATCATTAATGAATGATATTAATTATTTTTTGTTTTTAAATAATAATCAGCCAATATCTGATAAATTAAAATTAATATTTGAATATTTTTTAAATTCAAATAAAATGGTCCAAAGAGAATATCATACATATAATTTCATAAAATATCTATCACAAATAAATTCACTTTTGAATAAAAAAATTAGTGAATATTCTTATGATAATTTTTTTAGTGAATATAAAAAGATTTTTAAAGATTCTGAATTAATTATTAATAAAAATGAATTTGATTTTCCTACTAAAATTATTTCATTAAAAAATAAATTAATTATTTTCTTCTTATTTGGAATTGGATATAATGATAATAATAAATTTATCAAATTAAATTCAGATATTGTATCTTATAAAAAATTATCAAATAATGATCCAAATAAACAGATAATAATTCAATCTATAAATGAATATATACAATTTTTATTAAATGATATTAATAAATTTGACTTCAAAATAAGTTATGATACATATTCTGATATTGGTTCCAATAAATATATGCAAAATAAACAATGTTTATTTGATAATTTATTATTTTATAAATTTTTTACTAATACTACTAATATTAATAGTTTATTAGAACCAATAAATATTGATCAGTTTTTTTTTGATAATTATATTGGAAAATATATTATACCTATTATCTCTGTATTAAATAATAATTTAAATTTTAAAGTACAAAATAACATCAAATTTTATAATATGTTTAAGTTAGCAATTAGATAAAGAATAGCTTAGGATTTTTATTCAATACTCCTATCAAGATTTAATTTACTTATATCTAATGGTTCTACTTTTCCATCAGAATATTTTTTATATGCTTTAGTTGACTTAACTTTATTACCATTAGTTGTTTCTTCTGAGGTTTCATATACTGTTTTTACGCCATTAGAATCCAGATGACTTTTATATGTATGAGTCGATGAATATGAATTATATTTTTTTGGATTTATAGTATCTGATTCTGATTTATTTTCTGATTTATTTAATAATCTGTTAAAGACTGAATTATCAAATAATGATCTATCAAATGATCTATCAAATGATCTATCAAATGATCTATCAAATGATCTATCAAATGATCTATCATAAAATGGATATTCTGTACCATAAGGTGAAACTGTTTCAATTGAATCATCAAAAAATCGTCTAGATTTATTGTTTCTTTGTTGTATATTCAGATGATTCTTACATTTATTATAATAAGCATCATATGATGATATTAAAATTGATTTATCCATATCAGAAATATAACTATTATTAATTTTATTAATTTTCATATTATATGCATCTTTTAATTCTTTTTTTGTTGAGTTTGAATTAAGACCAAAAAAATCAAAATAACTATTAGAAGACATTATTATATATTATTTTTATAAGTGCATCTGATTATAACTTTAAATTCAAAATATTAATTTTTCAAAATTTTTTAACCATAATCTGTACTTAATTATTTTTTTTATCAGATAAAACTAATAAAACTCAAATTAAGATATACCTGTTAGCTGAAATAATATAATAATATTTATTTTGTATTCGCTATATTAATTTTGAATTAGAAGTTTGTTAATTCCAATAATATTATTA